TTATTACCCGAAAAGGTGGTAGAGTTTTAAACGTTGGATTCGGAATGGGTATAATTGATACTGCGATTGAAAATCATCAAATCACAGAGCATTGGATTATTGAACCTCACCTGGATGTTTTCACCAAAATCATGAATGATGGTTGGCATTTGAAACCTCATGTGAAAATACTTCACGGGGATTGGCAGTGGTTTATGAAATACCTTCCAAAGTTTGATGGGATTTATATCGATACCTGGGATGAAGAGATTTATGACTTCTTGCGCAATACACCAAACATGTTAAAAGAAGACGGTATTCTATCTTTCTTCAATAATCCAAGGGGTGATGAACAAGGACTTCACATGACAAAAGAACATTATGATATTTTGAGTCCAATGTGTAATATCAACTACGAAACTATTGAACTAGAACATGTAGATGGTCCAGAAAAACAAACAGCCAATGGTGCTTTCTATTGGCATACTGATTGGAAAACTTATTATTGTCCTATTTTAACACTTAAATAAAATGTCAGAAGACAAACCAAATTACGAACACGTTAATCATCCACAGCATTATGGAGGAGCATCAAACACATACGAAGTTATCAAAGTCATTGAGGCTCTTGAAATGGATTTCCATCTCGGCAATACTTTTAAGTACATCGCTCGGGCAGGCAAAAAGGGAACTGATAAAGAAATTCAGGACTTGAAAAAAGCTCTTTGGTATCTAGAGCGCAAGATTCAACTCCTTGAATCTCAAAAATGATACTTTACCTTCTTTGGGGTTTAGTCTTTGCTGTCTTATACCATTTAGCTATGCTCTCAACCGAGCAAGATGCTACCCCAGGTGAAATTTTATTAGTTATAACCGCTTGGCCTATAATGCTTTTGATTTTTATATGGTCTTTTATTGTGGGCATGACAAAATAATTTTATAAAAGATTTTGTGGTTCGAATACTTTGTTGTAGGTTTGTCTTGTTGAACGATTAAAAATCTAAACATGACCAAAACTCAACAAATTAGTCTTGTCCGCCAGTTGGTGGAAGACTACTGCACTCGTGAGATGTATCTTACTCATGGGTTCTCACCCTCAGATGAGGAATACCAACATATCTTGAACATTGGTGAGAGCATCCTTTGCACCAAATGGAATGTTGGATACCCCGGAGGTAGCTTCGTGCAAGCAGTTGTGGAGAACAATCTCCAACTTGCTGTCACTCGAGCTGACTACATCAATAGAAAGTATATCCCCCTTTACATTGGGCTTATGCAATCTGTTGATTTCCCCAAAGAACTAACTATTAACACTCAAGTCAATGCCTGAGTTCGCAGCTGAAATTGATATCGACCCAGATGAGTTTGTAAGTGAGTGTTCATCCTCCGAAATCAAACAACTCATTAAAGCTCTGATTGAAGACGGTCACATCATGCCTCACATGATAAAAACCGATGAAGATGTGAATCTTCCAAATATCTTAGACGAAGAGTGGGATATGATTTGTGAAAAGATTCGTCAGTCTCGATTGATGATGCCTCAAAGTGACGAGGACAAAATCCGTGAAATTTTTAAAAAGTTGTAACATAGTTTGTTAAGTCACCCCCATCTCAAAAGGTGGGGGTTTTTTTATTTCAGTATTTTTTAATATCTTTGTCCTATGATTGACAACCTACATCAAATCAAGTCTCTGCTTAACTTCGAAAAGGAGGGGGACTTTTATATGCTTTACGTTTTGAAGCGTAAGAAAGACCAAACCACTGACAAGTCCAATCATCAATCCGTTAGGACAATTAAGACCTATTGTGTTGAGAGTGTTGAATACCTTGAGAAACGATATGATGAGATAAAAGAGCTCTGTGAGATGTTTAAAGCCAGGGCATATATTCATGTTCAAAAGCAAAGTCACCACGACGTGTCGTTGAATATGTTGGTTGCTCTAGCTGAGCGTATTCGTAACGGACAACATCGCCAGCAACACTTATTTGATTCTGTTGTTGGTCAATTGAAAACTTTGGAAAAGCGATGGATTATTGATATCGATGGAATATCAATTGATGGTTTTGCTCATGCCCCTTTCTACCAGGAAATGCGTCGGTATATTAGTGAACTGCAGAATGAAACTGGTAAGGAAGTTGAGATGACTTTCATCCCAACTAGGGCTGGTTTTCATATTATTGCCTCACCCTTCAATCTTCAAAAGTTCAAAGAGCGTTATCCCGAGGTTGAAGTGCATAAAAAAAATCCAACACTTTTGTTCCTTCCAGATAGTTTAAATTGATTATCTTTGTAAGATGAATATTGAAACACTGAATCGGTATCACGAAGATGGATTGCTTTACAAGCAATCACATCCTAATCTTCCATTAACTATTTGGAACTATACCGAAAAAGTCCAGTACGAAGGGTTGTGGGACGAGGTAACTATACAATGTCGGGGTCTTATCACTGAAGATACTATGGGTACGATTTTGGTTCGCCCCTTCCGTAAATTCTTTAATTACGAGGAGGTTGTTGGAAAAGGTATAATACCTACAAAAGGTGATTATGTTTACATCCAAGAAAAAATGGATGGTTCCTTGGGTATCTTGTTCAACTACAAAGACGAATGGATTATGGCAACTCGTGGTTCATTCGCTTCTGAACAAGCAATAAAGGGTCTCGAGATTGTTAAGTCAAAATATTTCCTGGATTCGTGGTCTAAGGAATATGCTTACTTGGTGGAGATAATTTATGAAGCGAATCGGATAGTTGTTCGATACGATGAAGAAAAAGTTGTGTTCTTATCCGTGGTTTTGAATGAGAGTTGGAAATGGGAATCAACGGACGACACTGAACTACATTGGACTACCGCAAAGATGGTTCTACATGCTAACGGTGTTGAAGAAGACGATTTGGTAAAAACTGAACAACATTTCAATTTTTCTGATGAGTTATACAAGTCCTTGAAAGAAAAGAACGAGAACAATAAAGAAGGTTTTGTTCTTAGATTTCAACCCGGTAACTTTAGAATGAAAATCAAATTTGAAGAATATGTTCGCCTCCACAAGGTCATGACCAATCTTTCAACCACTGCGGTTTGGGAGGTTCTTTCGAGCGGTGGAAGTGTAGATGAACTCCTTAAGGATGTGCCTGATGAATTTTACAATAAAATTAAAGAATACGAACAAGAATTATCGTTTCAGTTCAATATGATTTTTTCTGATTATTTTGTTCATTTTAGGTCTATCCAAAATAAAATTGGAGACGTTGCTGGTAATCGCGCAGAATTCGCTTCACATGCCAAGAATTATCAATATCCTTCCATACTTTTTGCTATGTTGGATGGAAAAGATATCGCTCCGATTATTTCTAAAATAATTAAGCCGGAGTTTCGTAAGTTGTAATATTGTTTGTATCTTTGTAATATGAAAATCGTATTAGAAAAAGGACAAGGTCTGTTTTTTACATCAGACACTCACTACAACCACGGGAACATTTGTCGTGCGACTACCAATTGGGTTGGTGCTGACAACCTGACCCGTGATTATAAGTCCTTAGACCATATGAACGATACGTTGGTAAACCGAATCAATGAGATGGTAGGTGAGAATGATATCTTGATTCACTTGGGTGACTGGTCGTTTGGTGGATTTGAATCCATTGCTGAGTTTCGTAGTCGGATTGTTTGTAAGAACATTCACCTGACTTTCGGGAACCACGACCACCACATCCGTCGAAACAAAGGTGACATCAAAGAAATCTTCTCCTCTTGTCAGGACTATCTTCACTTGGATATTCGCAAACCCATGGGTAAAGAGGTTATGAAATATTCTATGGTGTGTATGCACTACCCAATTGCCTCATGGGATGGTATGAACGACGGTGTAGTTCATCTTCACGGACATGTTCATCTTCCACCTAGCCTTCGTGTCAACGAGGGTAAAGCTATGGATGTTGGTGTGGACGGAAATGACCTTTACCCAATTTCTTTTGAGGAAATCCGTAACATCATGAAAGACCGTCCTTACCGAAAACTAACCTTACCCAAAGACCATCACGAAAAACGACTGTAACATGAAAGAACTATATCTATTGAGAGGATTACCAGGGAGTGGTAAAAGTTCCTTAGCAAAATCTTTAGACTGTGAACATTTTGAAACCGATATGTTCTTTATGGTGGGTGATGAATATAAATTCGATGGTTCTAAATTGAAACTTGCACACAAATGGTGCAAAGATTCGGTTGAAGAATTTATGGATTTAGGATATAACAGAATTGTGGTATCAAATACATTTACTCAAGAGTGGGAAATGGATTCATATTATGAACTTGCTCAAAAGTATAGTTACCGAGTTTACTCTTTGATTGTGGAAAACCGCCATGGCGGTGTCAACGAACACGGAGTACCAGAAGAAAAGTTACAACAAATGAAAACCAGATTCGAAATTAAATTAAGTTAAAATGGAAAAACGATTAGGGAAAATTGAACGAGTGACCTTTGGTCATGGTGGGTATCAAGATAGTATGTTAGGGCTATCTGTTACTCTTTCAGGTGAAGCGTGGGGTGTATCAGATTTCAAAGGAAACTGGGATGCTGAACTCGTTAAACATTCGGAACATACTCAATGGAGTGAAGACGATAGGTCAAAAGGGTATAATGAAACCATGCGTTTCTTATCAAAACTTTTGAAGGAGGCAAAGGTTGATAGTGTTGAAAAACTTAAA